AGAAGCACCGGGACGTCGATCTGGTGATCTACCAAGCCGGGGCTGACGCCCACGTCGATGATCCCCTCGGAGGGTTCCTGACGGACGTGCAGCTTGCCTACCGGGACCGGCTGGTGTTTGAGGCCTGTGCTGAAGCTGATCTGCCGGTGGTGTGGACGCTCGCCGGGGGCTACCAGACTCCCCTCCAGAAGGTGCTGAACATCCACGACCACACCTTGGAAGAGGGCTTGCGGGCCTACTACGGCTCGGGCTAGTCTAATCCCACCCCCATCAAAGGGCACCTCCGGGTGCCCTTTTCATTTGTTCGGTAGCAGGTACATGCGTACGATTTGTGCACTCGTGTGCACAAACGGCCCATGTCCAGTCACCAACTCGTCTCCCTGATCGTCCGAAAGTCGGTTCCCGCTGAGAAGCGGATGGCCTACGCGGAGGTCTACGCCCCCAACCGCCCGGACTCCGACGGTGAGTTCATGTCGGAGGCGACCATCGAGAAGATGGCGCACGACTTCGTCAAGAAGGGGCGGCTGAAGCAGGTGGACGTCCAGCACGACAACAAGGTCATCAAGGGCGTCGAGATTGTCGAGACCTTCATCGCTCGCAAGGGCGACCCGGACTTCATCCCCGGAAGCTGGGTGGTGGGCATCCACATCGACCACGCCGAAACGTGGGAGAAGGTCAAGAAGGGCGAGCTGAACGGCCTCTCCGTCGAAGCCCTCGTCGGGCGCGAGGAGCGGGACGTCGAGCTGCACCTCCCCCCGGTCATCTCCGGCCGCACCACCAAGTCCGAAGAGCATGACCACCAGTTCTTCGTGAACTACTCCCCTGAGGGCGACTTCCTCGGCGGGGTCACTGACACTGTCAAGGGGCACCAGCACGCCATCAAGGGCGGGACCGTGACTGAGGAGTGTTCCGGCCACCGACACCGCTTTTCCAGCGTCGACTCGCTGGAGATTGTCGGCTGACTTTTGTTAGGAAGTCACTGACCAAGCTACACTTCCCGCGAACACTGAACACGACACCGTGAAAATCACCAAGAAACTCAGGGAAATGAAGGACGCCGATGCGCACTTCGTATCCCTCGTAACGCGCAGTGCGAACCGGATTCCCATCCGAATTCTGAAGCGGGACAAGGAGAGCCACATGATTGACCTGACGAGCATCAGCCGTGTGCTGAAGCGTGAAGCGGCGGCCCGGGTGCCGGAAGTGACGGCCCTCGTTGTCGAGAAGAACGAAGCGTTCGAAGACGTCAAGGCCGCCATTCAAGAGTCGGGCTTCTCGGTCGAGAACATCATCGAGAACGCCGACGGTTCCGTGGTCATCGCTCAGAAGGCGGACCCGGAGCAGAACGTGGACGTGGTCCGCATGAACGATCACCTCGTGGCCCTCGTGCGCAACATGCCCGACGTCCAAGTCCTGCCGGCCCTGAAGGCGGAAGGCTTCATGCACGGTCCGGAGGCCTGCAATGCGCTGGTCAACGAGCTGGTCAAGAAGTCGGACTTCGAAGGTGCCCAAGCGGCTGTCGAGTACACCCGTGAGCTGAACGCCGCCATCCCGGCGGAAGTCCACGCGGCTGCGGCGGCGGTCGAAGCGGCCGTCAAGAAGGAGCGTGTCTCCCAAGGCGGCACGCTGAACGATCCGAAGGTCCTGACCACCGGCTCGATGACCGATGGCAAGGAGACCCCGGCCCCGGCGGCGGGTGGCGCGGCCCAAGTTCAAGGCAGCCCGGCCCCGCTGGCCACCGACTCGATGAACGCCTCGGCCTCGGACTCGGTGCCGAAGGACGGCCCGGCCGGCTTCGACAAGGGCATCTGGGAAGGCCTGACCGACGAACAGAAGCTGGCCATCCTCGGTTGGTCCAGCCAAGGCGTCCAGAAGGGGGAGAACCCCTTCGCCAAGGCCAAGGAAAAGGAAGTCCCGGCGGCAGCTCCGGTGGCGGAAGGCGCGGCTGCGGTCGCGGCGGCCCCGGCGGTCGAGGACGACGAAGAGGAAGCCAAGGAGAAGATGCTCGTCGCCATGAAGGCGGCCATGGCTCCCGTCTTCGAACAGATGCAAGGACTGAGCGCTCAGCTCCAGACGGTCATCAAGACCCAGAAGGATCAGAGCGACAAGGTGGCAGCCCTCTCGCAAAAGTCGGAGCAAGTCGAGAAGGCCGTCAAGGGCACGGTGGTTGCCGCCCCCCGGGGCGGTGATGTGCCTGCCGGTGGGATCAGGATCGCTCAGAAGTCGGACGATCCCCGCTCCGGGTGCTTCGACACGGCCTTCATCAGGAAGCAGTAAGCACGGTCGGTTTTCAAACCTTTCGGGAGAAACATGATGGACAACCAGCAACTGATTCAGAAGGCCGACCTTGCCCTCGCGGACATCGCATCGGCCGGCAAGCTCAACCCGGACCAGACGGACCGGTTCATCCGCCAGCTCATCGACGCGCCGACGATCCTCCAGAACGTCCGCACGGTGGCCATGCGGGCACCGCAGATGAAGCTCAACAAGATCGGCCTCGGCTCGCGCATCCTGCACTCGGCCGCCGCAGACGCTCCGGTGGGTTCGGCGCTCTCGGAAGGCAACCGCAGCAAGCCGACGTTCGGCAGCGTCTCGCTGAACGCCCAAGAGGTGATCGCGGAAGTGCGCATCCCGTACGACGTGCTGGAAGACAACATCGAAGGGGGCAACCCCAACGTGGCGCTCCAGTCCTCGCCGGGCGGCCTGCACAACACGCTGGTCGACATGATCGCGGAGCGTGTCGCGGTCGATCTGGAAGAGCTGGCGCTGCAAGGCGACACCGGTTCGGGCGATTCGTACCTTGCCGTGACCGATGGCTTCCTGAAGCGGTTCACCACGAACGTCGTCGACAACCAGTCGGCCACGTTCACGAAGGACACGCTGAAGGCGGCCCTCAAGGCCATGCCGTCGAAGTACCTGCGTGACCGTCCGAGCCTGAAGCACTTCGTCTCGGTCAACAACGAGACGGAGCTGCGCGACCAGTTCAGCAACCGCATCGGCTCGTTCGGTGACACCAACCTCCAGCAAGTGCAAGGCCTGTACGTGCACGGCTCGGAAGTCAAGGGTGCCTCGCTGATGCCGGCGACGTCGGGCTTCTTCACCAACCCGATGAACCTGATCTTCGGCATCTGGCGGAACATCATGATGGAGTACACGAAGGAAATCACCACCCGTACCTTCATCATCGTGGTCACCGCCCGCATCGACTTCCAAGTCGAGCAGGAAGATGCTGCCGTGAAGTACATCAACCTCGCGGCCTAACCGGCCAACAGGGATGAGAAGGCCCCCCTACCCGGGGGGCCTTTTTTCTTGGAGGTAGCGTGAGCAGATACAAGAGACTGGATAGGTTCATGCGTCGGGTGTCTCTGCTATCCCCGGCACTCATCCTTGTGGTGTCTCTTGTGTTGCTGATCCTGCATGAGGACATCTGGTCAGTCTGGACCATGCTGTTGGCTATCCTCACGCAGCTCTTCAACCTCGGGAACATTCAGTTGAGGCTGGTGAAGAGAGAGGACCTCGTACCTCCCCTCACTTCCATGGAGGAGTGGGACGAGGACGAGTAGGTTGCTTTTTACCTCTCAAGCAGAGACAATTCGCGGGGGAATTCCCCTACACAAGGAGTGAGCATCATGGGTGTACAAGTCAACAAGAAGGAAGTGCCGGCGACGGCGGAGACCAAGATTCCGTTGGAGCTGACCGTCATCTCCCGGTACGTGGTGCATGGCGTGCTCTACGAGCGCGGCCACACCTACGAATTCACCCCGGAGCAGGCCGACACCATGCTGCGCCTGCAAGACGACCGGGGCCTGCCGGTGTTCCGCCGCTGGAAGCCGAAGGCGACGGTGAAGAGGGACTCCAGCCAAGCCGTGCGTGTCGACATGACCTCGGGCACTCCCCGGGTTCAGGCCACCCGCAACGACGGCACCAAGCTCATGGTCGACTTCACCGACGAGGAGCTGGAGGCTGCCGGCATCGCCATTCCCGACAACGACAACTCGGGGGACATGTCCCTCGGTGACCTCAAGGGTGTGAAGGTGTAACCATGGACCTGTTCGTATCTGCTGCTGAGCTGGCCGCCCGGATGGCGCTGGATGCGGCGACTCTGACCACCTCCCCGGTGTACGAGTCGGCCATCCTTGGCGCACAACACGAGGTGGCCAACGCTCTTTCCACGCAACTTCAGTATACGGAACAAGCAGTTACGGACTACTTCATGGTGGATGAGGACGCCAACAATGGCGTGCTCCTCGGCGGGACTTACCGGCTGTACCTGTCGCGGGGGTTCGTGCGGACCGACAAGATGACTCCGGTGGTGGAGGTGGCCTCGGGCGAGAGCCTCCTCCCCTCGGGGACATGGGCAGCGATCCCCAGCACGGACTACCAGATCGTGGATCAGCAGGGCATCGTCATGCTGCTACCGGACCTCTACGGGAACTCGCGGGTCCGGGTGCAGTACAAGGCTGGGTATCAGCGGTCGCACACGATCCCCAACCCAGCCTACAACCCGCCCCTGAATCCCCCTCCGGAAGACCCGCCCTACACGGTGCCGGCCACCCTCCCGGACTACGACACCATCCCCGACTACCTCAAGGAAGCCATCCTCTCCTTGACGCCGATCCTGTTCGACATCGGCCCCACCACCAAGCGCAACCCGGAGATGGTGTCCGTGGCTGAGAAGGCCAAGGCGCATGCCGGCCGGGTACTGGCCCCCTACTTCAGGAAACGATCTTTCGTCATTTCTCCCTATCTGACGGTGTGACCATGAAGACGACTCTCGCCCTCGTGGCCGCCCTGTTGGTGGCCGGATGTGTGTCCACTCCGGTGGCTGCCCCAGCGGCTCCTCCGCCCCCTCCCCAGCCGGAGGTGCGGGTGTACCCGGGGGGACTGACCACGGTCATGCTGGGAGGTGAGGAGTACATGGTGCTGTCGGCTGATCAGGCAGAGAAGCTGTCCATGGCGATCCGCAACCTGAAGGCGGAGGTCGAAGTTCTTCGACAAGGATGTTCCTGACCCATGCTGCGCATCGAGTTTGAGGTCAACGGCTTCCCGGACATGCTCCGGGCGGTTCAGGCCGTCGAGAAGAGCGCCACGGTCGACGTCGAAGAGATTCTGGACGAGGCGGCGGCGATCATGCTGAACCGCATCCGTACCCGCTTCCTGCACAAGGAAGACCCCGACAACAACCCGTGGATTCCCTCGGCGGCTGGTCTCGCCCGCGAGGCCCGGGGCGGTCCGGGAACCCTGTTCGACACCGGCCGGCTGTTCCGCTCGATTCAGCTCTTCGCCCCTCAGCGGGGTGAGCGCACCATTGGGACGGACGTCGACTACGCCCGCAAGATTCAGGAGGGGGGCTGGCACGCCTTCGACAACCCTCTCCTTCCTGTCCAACCTGCCCGGGTGTTCCTCGCGGCCGGCGGCGACGACATCAGCATGATGCAGAAGCTGCTGGAGAAGCGACTCTCCGAAGCAGTGGCCAAGGGAGCTTGACATGCCCGGAGTAGCCCACCTCGCAGAGAAGTGTGTGGATGACGCCAAGGCGGCGATCACCCCCATCTCTGCCCTCAACGGCAAGACCCTGTTCACCCTCTACTCCCCGGAGGACTTGGCCGACGATTCGGTGGCCTTGGTCTTCCCGGCGGTGGGGGTGGTGTACGAGGGCATCCGTTCGGTGGAACGCGCCCCCCGGGAGACCCACCGGGTGGGGGCCGACTCGGAGCTGCTGATCAGCTTCGTGCTCCTGTTTAGGGACTCCCCCACCGGGGACCCCGGCAACTTCCTGAACGCCACCCGCCTGCTGGACTCCATCAGGGACACCATGAAGGACCGGCGCTCCCCCAGCGGCCACTTCTGGAGGTTCCTCGTGGAGGCCCCAGCGGTGCTGAAGAACGGCAACGTGATGTGGATTCAGCGCTGGACGTGCCCGGCGATCCTCACTCCGTAAATTGCACACGTGTGCACAGAATTTGTTCGGAAGCACTGGAAAACCTACACTTCGCAGGCGTAGTACCCGGTAAATAAACAGACAGGAGAATTACCATGTCGCTCCACGCAATCAACAGCCAACTCGGTCGCGGCGGTGCAAAGGTCGCGGATGACCTCAAGAGCCTCTTCACCGAGCTGCAAGGCCTCACGATCACCAAGGTTGCTGGCGCTTCCGCCGGCACGAAGATGGATGTCGCCGCCATGCGCGACGAGGACACCCTCGTCTTCGTGGCTCCGACCGACACCTTCACGGACGACAAGGCCAACATCACCATCCAAGACCTGAAGGCCTCGGGCACGGTCACCTACTCGGTTGCGCCTCCGGCCAACAACGACACGGTCACGGTCAACGGGGTGGTCTACACCCACAAGACCACGCCGACGGCGAAGTACACCGACATGGTGCTGGGCGCGACGATCACCGCCGCTGCCACGGCCCTGCGGGACGCTGTCAACAAGTACGAAGCGGCTCGCTTCGGTGGCCCGCAAGTGGTTGCCACCAGCAACGCTGGCGTGGTCACGGTCAAGGCGGCGGTTGGCGGCACGGCCGGCAACGCATACACGCTGGCCAAGTCCGGTACGAACATCGCGGTCTCGGGTGCGACCCTCGCGGGCGGCACGGCGACCGGCGGGTTCAAGTCGACCACGGACCTCTCCACCAAGACGGTGCTGGTGGTCTGGTTCAACAAGCGCTAACCCCCTGACCTGAAGAAGACGGGAGACTCACATGGCAACTTGGGACGCAACGAATCATTACTTCTCGGGTCAGGGTGTTGTCCTGATGGGCGAGCGGGACTCGGCCGGCAAGCCGAAGGCCCTTCGCGCAGTAGGCAACGTCAGCTCGCTGAAGGTGGGGGTCACGACCTCCGTGCTGGAGCACAAGGAGTCGCAGACCGGCGCTCGCGGTACGGACCTTCGTCTGACCACGGAAATCAAGGCGAGCCTCTCCATGGTGATGGAGAACTACGTCGCCCGGAACCTCGCCTCGGCGCTTCGCGGCTCGTACGCGGAACTGCCGGGTACGACGGTGACGGACGATGCGGTCAACGGCTTCGCCGGCTACGTCAGCCCGCTGGACCACATCAAGGTGTCGAACTTCGTGCTGGAGCAGGGTGCCACCTCGCTGGTGGCCTACACGAACGACAGCACCCCGTGGGACTACAAGGTGAACCTCGACGCTGGCTCGTTCCAGCTCAACGATGGTGCGGCGCTTGCCCACTCGGCTCTGGCGCTGGGTGTGGCGATCACCGCCATCACGGTGGGCGCGACCACGCTGATCGCGGCCTCGGGTCACACCGTTGCGCTGG